AAATATTCATACAGTACCGACCTTTCTAAACCTAAATAATTGGCTTTTTAAAGATAGAAACATTTCATCAGTAGTATTATTAGATGTATTGTATTCTATTGTTGTGTCTCCTTCTGTTATCTTAGAAATATTGCCTTTTATTTCAGTTTCTTCAATAGTTTTTAATGCTAAATGTTCTGCAAATGGTTCTATGAGCTCAACTGGAAAATCATCTCTATTCATAAAATTTAAAGATTTTCTAACTAAAATAGTTACTTGAATTTTCAATCTAGCCTCATCACTAATAATTGTTAATTCTTTCACTTTTTTAATTATCTTATTGTAAAGTTCTTCCATTTCTAACCTCCAGATATGATAAAAGCAGGAGTTTTTATTCTCCCGCCTCTGCCACTAGGTTATTATTTCTTAATATTTCTATTTCATTTTCATCAGATGTTGAGTAAACTCCATCTTTGAACTGTATAGAAGTTCCAGCTATAATTAGATTTTTATAACTAGATTTAAAAGTTGTTTCTAATACCGCTCCTTTTAATCCTTCAATCATTTCTTCATTTTCTTTTTTATTATCTTTTGCCATTACTACCTCCTATGATATTTTTACATTTTTAACATGTACTTGGAATGGTAATTTCTTTATTTTATGAGCATATTCCCCATGGAAAAAATATGTATCTGCTAAACGTGTCTTTGCAGCTAATTCCTCTTTTATTGGGTAAAGTTGTTCTAAACTTACTTCATTTAAGTTAATTAATAAAAATTCATTTGGAGCCAAAGACATAGCAGGGAATACAGATACAACACCTGCATTTGTAACTATTTCAGTTATTTTAGAACCAGTTACTTTTTCAGTTATATCTGTTCTAGCAATGTCCTTATTCATTTTATTAATTTGAACTCCAATAGTCCAAGGTACACAAACAAAGTATTTTCCACTTTGTAAATCAGCCGCTCCAGGATTTCCCTTGTCAACTATTGCTTTTACAGCAGTAGTCAATAAATCTATTGAGAAGGGTTGATTTCCAGCATCTAAAACTATTCCATGCTCTTTAATTAAAGATTTAATTCCTGCTGAATGTCTTAAATCTCCATTAATGTATTTAATTCCATTTAATAGTTTATTTTCCATAGTTCCTAGTAATTCATCTTTTTTCTTTTGAGATTCTATTTCTCTAGCAGTTAAACCACCTTGTCCTTGTGGGTTGAGATGTTTCATAGTTTCAGTAATATCATATGTATCATATATAATACCTGTGATATTTGTTATGTGTTTAGATAGTCTAACAGTAGATGGCTTTAATTTTCCACCTTCTTCTATTTCTATTCCTAAACTTTGAACTATTGTATTTGCCGCTATATTTCCAGCAGTAGATGTTGTTCCAGCATATCCTCTTGTAACATTTGCTTTATTGTCTGTTTTTACTTCTGTTATTTTTACTATTTCATCATCAATAGATAACAAAGCGTCTTTAACTAATATATCAGCATCAACAACTTGTATTTCAGTTGCTCCTGCATTTAAAGCTACTTTTAAACTAGATGTTACTTTTCTTTCATAAGTATCAATCCATTCAATAGTAGTAGATGTGGCTGTTCCAATTCTTCCACCTCTTAAAATATGAGAAATTATTTGAGATGTATTTGGATTTATCAATGTTAATTCATCAGAAATGTCATTTGAAATTGATTGACTTCCTGAACGAATTTTAATATCTGTTTGTGGTGCTGCAAATAATTGGATATTTAATCCAGTCATTTCTAAAAGTGTTTTATAGTGTTTCATTATTCATTACCTCCTGCATTTTCTGCTTTTAATTCTTGCTTTGCTCTTACATAATTAGCTCTGTCTATATCAGAACCACTTTCAAAAGCTTTTTTTCTTAAATCTTCTAATTGAGCCTTTTTATCAGCTCCGCCATTACTTCCACCATTCATTGCACCTGGTACACCACTAGCACCAAGTCCTTTTACATATTCTCCCATTACTTCTGCAAAACCTTTAACAGATGCTTCTATTTCTTCTTCTGTAACTCCACTAATTCTATCTAAAAACTTATCTGGCATTTTATATTTTGTAAGAGTTGCTTTTTTAATTTCATCTGTTTTAATCTTTGTAAGTTCAGCATTTTTTGCATCTAAATCTTTTTGAATTTTATCAATTTCTTTTTTGTGCTTTTCTTCTGCA